CCCGCCAATCTTCTTTGAACCACTTTGTCAAGCCGCCCTTTGGTTTAGCCATTAGGCGTACGTCCCGCCACGCTTCTTGTACGTCCTGACAAGCCAAGCATTTGCGTATGCTGACGGGTAGACATCAAATTTCTTCTTTGCCTCTGCCTTTACACGAGAGTACAACGCAGGATTCTTGGGCTTTGGGCTACTCGACTTTTTCTTGGGTTTAGGTGGTGCTTTCTTAGCCATTAGCGTTTAGACTTGCCGCCACGAGCCATGCCCTTTGACTTCATCTTGCCGCCACGAGCCATACCTTTGGCTTTCTTCTTAGCCTTGCCACCCGCTGCCATTGGTTTAGCTTTTTTCTTTTTTGAAGCAGCTTCAGAAGCTACATATTCTGGTGAAACCATCCCACGAGTCATATTAAAGATACGTGAAAGCATTTGTTCTGCTGTCATTTTTTTTGCCATTTTATTTCTCCGCATAAAGGTTATCAAATACCCGTGCCGTATCGCTGACGTAGTTCGGGTCTTGTTTAGAGTGATGGACCCACTGACTAGGAGTAAAGTCCGGCGCACCTTCGCCCGTTACAAACCAAGCAGGGTTTGTTACTCGTACACGATTGTTTGGTAGGGCTACAATGTTGCCTGTCCATTTACCAGCATCTAAGAGTTCGAGTACGTGACTCTGTTTGTGTTGTGCTGGGTCGTCTGCTACTTCACTGTCCGTGTAGTCTACGGTGAAGTAATACTTAGCGGGGTAAAACTCCCCGTCTATCTTTGCGTACCACGGGCAGGGTGTAGCCCTGTTGAGTACAAATACTGAGTGGTGATGTGACTGACAGTCCCACGGCTGTGCCAAATAAGTAGGAATAGGTTCCGGCCATTCATCTAGGGGTGTATCTCCCACTAGGGCAGTCAGAGGCATCCGTGCCCACATAGCCCCACCGTGTACATTTTCTTCGGTTTCTTCGTACCCTGTAAACAAAACTTGAAATGATAGGGTACGCATAGGTAGGGTAGTTACACCGATTACCATAGCATGTATAAACTCACCGTGGTATCTATCGTGATTGGTTGTGTATTCTCTTCGTACCCAAGCCTTAAAATATGGAATGTTACTTGTGATATAATTCATCGCCATCTCCTGTATAGTTTACCCCGGAAGGGATGGGCATATATATCACAGATTTAAAAAAAGGTCAAGAGGGCAAGTTGCCCTGCCCCCTTGATTAATATTATACGCCAGTCTGGACTGCAGCAGTCTGGACTAACTTAGTCGGGTCACCAATGTCAGCAATCAAAGCAATAACACGGAAACGAACTACAGCAGAGTCTGCACCCAAGATTTTAACTTGGATAGCATCTGTTGCAATTACTGTGTTAATACCTGTTGCTGTAGGGTGAAAGTTGTAGATGGCGTCGGCGTTACCATCAACACCATCACAGAAGGCATCAATGTCGGTGCTGATACCAACATCAAAAGTCACACTAGAGCCACCAGCTTCAAGGACATCAAGGCAACCACCAAGAACGATGGAGTTGTCTGGAAGGTCAATCATCTTGATGACATCATTAGCTGTAAGGTTGTCATCGGCAGCGTCAAAGATTTTTGACTGCACGATGTAAGGACGAATCGCGTGTGCGGGATGTCCTACAGTTCCACCACCAGTGATGGTATGGTCAAAAGTAGCCATTTATCTAGCCCTCCTTACGAGAAGTCAATGACGCCACGAACAACAGCTTCTTGACGCAATACCTTGCGACCAAAAACGTGAAGTCCACGAATGACATCAGAGAATGACTCAGTTGAACGAACCACTTCGGTCTTAGCAATGTGCGAAGCAGTGGCTACAGCAGACATGTGACCAGCAAGAACAACGTTCTCAGAGCCATCTGTTGCAAGAGTAGCAGAAGCGTCAGTCAATGTGACTTGGTCAGTTCCACCTGTGCTGTTTAGTGCAGTAGACTTGTAACAGCGGAAACCAGCAAAGGTACCGTTGATGGCAAGGCCATTACGCAGCGGAGATGAAGCATCACCAGTCACTTGGACTTCGGCGATTTTGTTACCAGCTTGGAACATCTTCTCGTAGAAGATTGGAGGTGCTACAAACCAGCGGTTTTCTTCAGGCACAGACTCATCGTCAAGCAAACGGGCCATAGCCAACATCAAGTTGATGCCGTTATCGTCTGTTTCAACGTTGATGGGAGCATTAGCTGTTCCCAGTGTACCTGCTGCAGCAGTAGTTGTCAGAGTCGTACCGGAAACGGCAGACGCTGCAATACCTGCGGCATCAGAGATGTGCTGTAGAACGGCAGCATCGTACTTACGCTTCAAGGCAAACGCACCAGAAGAGGTGGCAAGTGCTTCAAAGTTTACGTGCGAGTGACGCTCTTCGATGTCGTCGATTTTAAACGCAAAAGCATTTGCATTATCAACGACCATTGAGATTTGGTCATCAGCCAAGTCTTGCGGATTTACCACAGAACCCCGTGTGTATGCAGACACAGAGACTGTAGGCTCCTTGATGATTTTGACTGTATCGCCATAGTTTTCAATTTCGCCAGCGTAGTCGGTGTTTGTAATATCTTCTACAACCGAAGCACGACGGAAAAACTTCAGAACTTTTTGGCTAAATATTTTTGGTGCAAAGTTACCGGAGGGTAAATTTCCATATCCAGAAGCTGTATCGAACGCCATTGTTCAATCCTTCCTTTTTTGAGGTTTAAGTTTAGTTGTTCATGTCAATCCGGCCTTCGGACCGTGCAGTGTCGAGTTCGGCTTCCACTTTCTCAAATTCCCACGGTTTCAGGCTACGATTTTCTGAAGCTTTCCAAATCCTTTTGTTACCATTGGCGTCAGTGCGTACGTCCCGTGCAGGGGTTTTTGTAACTGCATCTGCTGCCGATGAGGAGGTTTTGGTTTTCTTCTTGGTTAAGCCTGTATCGGCTTTATAGAGGTCTATGACCCGTGCCGCCCATCTAGCATCCTTGTTATTCTTGTAGATGCCATCTGAGATAGACTGTGGCTGTTCTTCTAGCCACGTAAGAAACTTTTCACTTGCTTTGAGTTCGTCAAAGTCTGGGTGGAGCCGTAGCAGTTCCTCGAAGGCTTTCTGCTTTTCTAACTCTTTTTCCCGTTCCTTGATAGTTCCCAATTCTTCTCGCAGTTGCGAAACCTGTGATTCTGTTTGCATAGAAGACACGGTTTGCACCATTTCAAAAACATCTGGGTAACGCTCTTTAAACTCGTTGAGTTCTTCCGGCGTTCTAGGTGGTTTAACACCTTCGGGCATTTCAGCAACCCGTTCTGTCATTGCGTTACGAAGTGAATCTAATTCTGACTTGAACTCTCCTACCTTTTCATCGTAGTGTCGTTTCAAATCGTCGTAGCGTTTCTTGTAATCGTGGGTTTCTTCTTTTTTATTATCTACGAAGCTGGTGCCTTGCTGCGGAGTGGCCTCTTGGGGGTCCGCCTCTTGCTCCTCTGATGCTTCTACCGCTTCATCTTCATCGTCGTCGATGTAAACTGCGTCACGGTGTTTTCCACGATATAGCGACTCATTGTTGATTGCTCCGAATGAATCGTTTGGTTTGTTGGCACGGTGGCCTCTTGCTTTTGCCATTTTGTTACCTCTTCATAGCGGGGCTACTTTGGCTTGTAGGTAGCCGCTTCGGTTGTGTCAGGGCCGCTACGCGGGTGGCTGACTAATTACTGCAAACCTTTTTTGACTTTATCAGCATACGCTTTACCCTCACCATAAGATGCAAGGGCCGCGTCTAAGTTGTCATGGTCGCGTAATTTTTGGCGCAGAACTGCGTCTGCTACAATGTCGTAGTATTGCTGGTGGGTTTCAATTGGTATAACACCAACGCCGTATCTTCCCAGCTTACTTTTTAATTCTTTGGGTGTGGTTGTTCTTTTTTTATTTCGGAATATAGAGCCACGTTTTTCAAGATTTACCTTGTCTTTGCCCTGTTGGATTAGTTCATCAATGTATGCTTTTGTTTCTGAAGACAGTCGCTTGTACTCTAAGCCTCTATCTTTGAGGTCTTGCAGCGTATCTGCAGTTATCTGCATAGGGCCAAAAGCCGACGACGGAGCCGTTTTGCGCTTGATACCTGTAAAAATATAAGGCTGGTCTTCAAACCCTTTTATTTCTACGGCTTTAATTGCGTCCTTGATTTGACCAATCGAATAATTAAAGAAGGTGTCTTCATCGCGGCTGGGTATAGGGCCAGCATCAACGGTGGAGGGCTGCTGTATAAAACCCTCTGGTAATTGTGTCTGAGGTTTTTGCCGCAACCCTAGCATCAAGCCCCCCGTGGCTGCACCTACAATCTGTTGACCGTTTTCTTCTATACGTTCCTCAACTTCCGGTTTTCCCCGGTTGTTGATTTTGTTTAAACGGTCATACCCAATAATTTTAGCTAGGTGCGGTGCGACCTTGACTTCGCCGCTGGAAAGAGCTACGTCTATTAGTTTAGCACCTTTTCCATCTTTGTCAACTGTTATTCCACGACGAATTGCTTCTTTGTGTGCATCTATCAACATTTTCTTAATGTCGTTGCTTCCTGCAAACTCAACAGCAGGGGCGTTAATAACGAATGTGCCCTCTGGTACAGCATCGGGACGATTGTCTGCAACCGATTGTGCTTCCGATACTTGCTCCGGTGGGCGGTCAATAAAGCCACTACCGCCCTGTGCAACAGCCCCTCCGGGTGCGTACCCCACGCGACCCCCATCCGCAAATCTGCGTCCGCCGCCTCTTCCTGCTTCGGCACCACCGGGAACATAACCTCCGTAGGGTTGAGATGATGATGCAGTGCCTTGGTTATCGCTTTGAGTATCTTCTCTTTCAGAAGACTGTACACTTACAACGTCAACACTGTCACTGTCTTGTGGTGTGCTGCTAATGATGCTACTAAGGTCCGTAACACCCGGCTGGTCTTGCATGGGTTTGGTTGGTTGAATTTTTTCTTTTTCTAAGTCGAGTGCTTCGTTCAAAGTCATTGTACCTGCGCGGGCCGCTTCTAAGGCATTCCTAACAGCATTTCTGTACACTTGCCCCGTTCCGGTCCTGTAGTTTACATCAGAAACGCCAAAAGTCTTAGCCGCCAACTGGTCTACATGTCTCATATTACCACCCGCAGCACTCTGGTTAGTTCGGGGGTCGTAGAAAGTTCCGTTACTTCTGTAAAACCCGTCGATGCGGTTGTTGGATACAAAGACACCCCCGTTACCCTCAATACTCGTTCCAGTATGGGCTTTGGTAATGTCGTAGCCCCTTGTGGGGTCGTTTCCTTGGCTCAGTCTATCCAAAGCCACTATATGCTCTCGACTCAAACCGTTGTAGTTTCCTGTGTAACTGCTTTTGCCGTGTTCTCTTGTGACGCCAAACCCACTGCCGGTTAACATAGCAAAACCCGTGTCCATTCCAGCTAGTTGACCATACTGAGAAAGAGCGTTGGAGTATGCCCTGTTAGAAGACATGTGTTTATACTGTATGGTGTGAACCGTATCTGCAAATGCGCCAAGCACACCAGCGGGTCTAAAGCTGGCGTTTCCAAACGCGTTTGTTACGGTTTCTCCGCCAATAAATCCTGCTGCTGCGGCACCCGGTAAACCGCCTAAAACGGACATGACGCCCCCAGCAATCTTTTGATTGTCTTTAGTCGTCAACTCTCCGTCTACAAGCCTGTCGAACATACTTTTTGCTTTGCCCGGTGAGGCTTTTATATCCTCTACACCTCTTTTAGCACTTCCCGATACTTGCTTTCCAAACTGAATATTACTAAAGTCGCCATCAACCAAAGGTTCAATTACATTTTGTGCAAGGGACGAATCAAAAGAAAAAACACGGTCTGTTTTTTTGTTAGAGTTTAGGTAATCCGAATAAGTATTAAAAGTGGTGCCACCTAAAACAGGGGGTGCGCCCCCATCGTAAATTGTGGGAGTGAAACCGTATTCACCACTAAGTGTTTTTCCCGAAAGAATATCTGGGGGGCCATCGTCGTCATCGTCGTTAGAAGTAGATACGTCAGGTGTAAATTGTTTTAGTTCTGTAAGGTCATCATCAACACTAATGCCCGTGTCTTCTGCCAAATCAGGCATACCCAAAGAAGTCGAATAAAAATCAACAGGAGAACTTTTATACACAGACTCGCTAACAGTTTTCTGCCCTTGAAAAAAGGAAACTGGCTCGTCTGCGTCATCTATTCCTATGTCAACTCTATCAACCATTCTTTACAATTGCCTCGTGATTATCTTTAAGTTTGAGGAGTGTTTCCAGTAAAGCCGCTTTCCCCTGCATTTGGCGCAGTTCCGACTCCGATTGTGCCGTTACCAGAGCCTTGAACGTCTGTTCCTTCAGGATTAGGAGATACTCCTCCAACCCCGCCCATATCTGCGGCTGGGTCAGAAGGGGGGCCACCAACTTCGCCTGTTCCTTGTTGTACATTAGCCATCATTCCTTGTAACATCTTTGCGTAGAGTTGCGCTTCGTTAGCATCGTTGACTAGGCTATCGGGGTCGATATCCTGTGAGATTGCCAATTCGCGCATCAGGTTTGGTATCTTGATAAACGGGGCCAGCATCGGGTTAGCAACTGTTTGCAACAGGGATGTCAGACGCTGTGTCCGGACTTCTTTTTGCATAACTGCAGCCACGCCACGCGGCTTGATTTCAAGGTCACCTTGTATGTCCTCTGCCTCTTCGTTGAACTGCATGTTCCATTGAAAGTATGCCTCGCCCAAAGGTTTCAGTAGCATGTCATCAATGTTCTTAATTACAGTTTTCATCGACAGGCCCGCTGAACCCATCAGCATAGATAGACCTGCAGCGGTTCGCCCTGTTCCTGTTATGCCCGTTTGTCCGTGCATAATAGACGGGATACCCGTTTCTTCGTCGGCAAGCTGGCGGCTCACCTGATACATCTGCAGGTTTTCACCCGCTGTGTTTGGGAACTTGAGGCCGTTGATAGCCGTTCCTGTAACACCAGACTGGCGTCGGAAAATCTTTCCGGGGAAGATGTCCATGTTTTGACCGGGTACAAGGCTGGCTTCATCAACGTCAAACACAAGGTTGCCAGCAAGAGCGAGATTGTCGATTGCCATACGAACGTGGCCGTTCATTAGCTTTTGGGCGTCTTCCATGTTTTCTGCTACGCCGACACCCCACAACTGATAGGGGTTAACCTCGTAAGGAAATACTTGGAAAGGAATGCGGGCGGGGGTGAATGGGTTTAAGACGCAGCGTAGCACCATTGTGCCACAAACCCATACGTTAACCTGCACCTCATCGAACTCCGACATATCCTCTGCACCCTCTAGGCCCGCTTCTTGTGCAAGCTTCGAGTCGAGTACACCCCAGTATTCTAGGACTTCATAGCGGTTGCCTTGATAGAAAGGCTCAGTCTCATCCTCGCGGATGGTGTCCTCGTAGTATTTGTCTTCGTAGTTTGGACCTTTGGCTAGGCACTCTTCTACCGCCTCCGCAATAAAATGCGGACGCTTGACCAGCGAACGAAGCTGCTGGCGATTCATGCGGTGACGCTGAATAACGTATTCGCAATCGTCGATGCTGGTAGCAGACGGGTCTGGGTGAAAATCCCAACAAGATACCATCTCAACTCGTGGGACACTTTTTTCTTCGGGGACATAGTTACGCTGTCCGTCTTCGTCTCGCTCCCACTTGTGAACCCGTTTGTAAAAATTAAACGGGCCTTTAACAATGCCTGTACCTAGCAAGCACGACTCGAATACTGAATTACGCAACACATTTACTGCGTTGGTATCTAGCAACTGGTCGTGGATAGTCTTCTCCATGCGTTGAGCCGCAATCTTGGCGGGTTCAATCTGGGGTTCTCCCATCTTGGCCCGGCCTTCAGCGAGGGGCAATTGCCCGTATTCGCTCTGTAAGCCTCCTAGAAAGGCTTTAGGCTCTTCTGCCTGTAGTGCCCCCGGAGCAAGTTCCCTACCGTCCCCAGCAAAGCCGTAGGGGTCTTGTGGGCCACTTTCATCTAGGGGTGTCTCCATGTGGGCAAACTCCGCAATGCCTTCGGGCACGGGAGTTGATTCCACAACTAAGGGAAACTTTTTGTTGGCAAACAGAATATCCACAATCTGACCAAAAGCGGCAAGCACCTTGGTCTTAGTAATGCGGATGAATACCTGTGACCGTTCAGAATCACGATACTGGGTTGTTGAGTCGTAGATGCCACGGAAGTTTTTGTAGGCTTGAAGCCACTTCTGTTCGTGGGAGAACCGTCCGTTCTCCGCATCTTGGAACTTGCCCGTTACGTATGAAGCAAGTCCCGGCATCTGTTCTTCTGGATTCACTAACCCAATAGTGGTATCGTCTGCTGGTTGGAGAAAGTTATCTTCAGACATATAAAGTCCTAGCTAAAGTAGTTTCTGTCGTCAGCCATCTTGTTAAATGAAGCTTCTACAGTAGGCTTTGTAGATTTCTTAGGCATAGCTTCTGCTAGGCCACCTAGATTCTTAACTGCAGTATCAAATCCGGGCTTTTCACGGTAGAGCGTTGATGCGCCTTCGTCCGTATCAACACTAACTTTGTCAGAGTTCATAATGTACGATGCGCCATAGTTGTAGTTATTGCCGGGCATTTCTGCCTCCTTATGGTTTTATGGTTGTGGTACGAAGCCTTGGTTAGTAACGGGGGCGGCTTCGGGTTCCCTGTTGCGTTCTACGAATCCTGCATCTTGAGTTGCAATACGGGCCATTTGTTCGGCGGGGCTTTCTTCCTCAACTTCGCGGGCGGGGATGAAATCCTGACCTGCAAACGGTCC